GAGCGGTGGTCCTCAATTCGGGCATGGCGCGCTTTTGCCGCTGAGATCATTATGAAGATAAAAAGCGCACTCCCAATCCAAGGCATCAGCGTTTCCACCCAAGTAATATCACCCAAAAGGGCATTGAGACGCCCTAAGATCCCCTGGGCGCGCTCGGCATCTGCAATAATTGGAGCAAGATTAGCACTGATTACGCTGCCCACCCCAAGGGCACCCAATCCCATCTGCCTATGGCTTGCGCGCAATATGCGACTGCCCTCAGGCAGACCATCGCGGCGTTCAGGTGCGATGATACGCGGGTTTGCTTCGCTCAAAGCTTCGCCGAGAGCGACGTCTATCACTGCCTCACGTGGCAGGTTCTGATCATCGCGGAAGGCCAAAATGGCGCCGCGTGTGCGCGGTCCAAGTATTCCATCAATGCGTCCCACCTCATGATAGCCAAGCGCTTTTAACCGGGTTTGTACGTCCTTCACCGTCAGCGTGAGAGCCGGATCAACATTCCCTGCCCTGCGAATGCCCAAGAGCTTGGAGACCGGATAGCGTTTGATGCTTACGGCATCTCCTTGATTGCCCCCCAAACCCCAAACCCATCCCCCTTGAATGCGATCGATAAAAAAGACATGGCCCTGCCAGCTTGATGTCCCACGTGGGAGAACACCAATATCACCTTGCTGCGCATCCTCTCTCGCAACAGCGATCCCCCACTGCAGATAAGACCGCGCGGTGAGTGCACGCGTGGAACGGATCCCTGCGCGCTCTAAACAATGCCCCACAAAGGCCGCACACCAGGCAACATCATCATGCGCGATGTGCTCATGTCCAACAGAGGCATACATTTCAATAATTTTGGGATTATTCTTGTTCCCTGGTCCCTCGGTTTCACCCAAGTAGCCCCGTGCAATATCAAATGGTGTCATCTGATCCTCTCAACGCCTCCATTACTCATCACCCACAACAGGTGATCTGACGGTCTCTTCATTTTTTGATTGATGTTATTTCTTTTTGCCGAGCCAGCTCGCCAAAACGGCTTCTGCTCCGCGTGGGCCTAAATAGGCCAAAGTGGCGACAAAACCGGTTGAGACCGGTTGCGTCAGACCCATGTAATTGGCCGCGGCATCTCCAATGAGTGCCATGCCCACCGCAACAGGGATTTCCCACAAAAGCTCTTTGCCAAAAAAGCGTCGCTTACCAAGCTTCACCTCGCCTGAATGATACATCAAGCGACCCGTAAAGGCGCCGATCAAGGTGGTTATGGCGCCCCCAAAGACATTGTTGATAAGCTCAATAAAGCTCTCTTCTTGCATGAATGCCGATCTCTGTTGCCGGTTTAAAACTGCCCACCATCAAGCAAGGCCTCAAACGCACTATCTGTGGGATCCCGGATATAAAGGGTGCTTGGCGTTGTGCTTGTGTCCACCCACAACATGCCGGGGGCCGTTCCAAGAGGTGGGGTGTGACCGGCATGTGTTGATTGAAGAGCTGCAAGTACCTGATTGATTTGCGCGCGCACAGCCGCGCCTGTATCGTTTTCTATGACAAAGTTTGCAACTTGGCTCATGTTTCACGTCCCTCATTTACGGCATCTGCAATCAAGCGCAGCTCGCTCACAATTGGTGTAAAGGCGGGATCGCGCGTGCGCAGCCAAGCGCGCGCTTCGACGGCCCAGGCTTCAATTTCAGAATTATCGATCCGCCCCCAAGGTCCCCATTCAACAGCAGCGCTCGTGGGATCATGATCCGTCTCCCGCACCTCTAAGACAACATCAATGTCAGCACCTTCAGAGCCATCAAAATCCGCCCAAGCATCTATATACGTTCTGCGATCATCGATCACATCAGAGAGCTGTGTTGCACCAACCAAAATATCAGAGCGCAGGCGCACCCGTTTGAGAGCCCCAAAATCAAGCCGCTCTTCAAATTCATAAAGTCCCTCATTGCGTAAAACGATTGGCGTTCCGGAGCCATCCAAACCCGCGCTCAATTGCAATCCCTGTTGAACCACTTCTGTAAACTGCTTTGCACCCAAAAATGCAGGATCCGCACGCAATGTGTTCACCTCAGTGAAGCTTAAGATTTGAACGCCCTTCGTAGAGACACGACTTACAGCTCCAAGACGGCCCTCACTATCTTCTGCGCGCAGCAAATAACTGCCAGGCTTTAGCGGAACAACTGCAATTGCCTCGCTGCCCGAGACGCGATCCATTAAGGTCGAATTCGCCCAAGTGCCTGTACTGTCTTTGGAGTGTCGGATAATCACATTCCCACCCACGCGCACATCGACATCACTCGAGCGCTCCCACTTAAGAACAGCCAAACCACCCAAAGATTGAATGGTAAGACCTCTCAAAATGTCTGGTGGCAAGGTCAACCCCATGACTTCGCGTGTGCCAGAACGCCATTCAGAAGACACCCCCAAAACAGAACGCGCTTTTACGCGGAAGTCCCACTTGCCCGGCGCAATGTCGCGCAGCTCCATCATGTGCCCTGTAGTGCGCCCATAGTCCTGCCAATTCTCTCCATCACGGCGCGCCTCAAACTGATAGTCTTCAACAAAACCACTCTCTGCCGGTGCCCATCTCACGCGCAACAACACTTTCACGGCAGAGCCATCCCGCGTCACATAAAGCTCTTCTTCCCCTTGGGGTGCGCCTGGTGGTGGGATATCAAAAGCAGATGGCAGCGTGGTCAGCGGTGCTGCCGTATAAACCTGCTCCTCAAGTGCCGACCATTCATAAACCAAGGGCGAAGTTTCTCTCAGCATAAGCTCTGTGATCAAGCGCACGCCTGTTCCAGACGCAGTTCCAGAGTCTGCAAGTTCTAAGCGGCTCATCAGCACCTCAAAAGGTTTCCCACTCTCTAAACTTTCACCTGCAAATCCCCAGCGGGGATCATAAAACAGAACGGTCTCGCCCGCCCCCACGCGCCAAGACGTCAACTTACCGCTGATGCGCAGGCTTTGTTGTCTGCGGTGGCGCTCTAATTCTATCTTTGCCAAGCGTTGAGCCATTGAAGAGGAGATCGTAAATGGCAGTGCAATATCCCGCCAGACCTCCTCTCCGTTATCTTCTGCGCGATAAACATCACTTCTCAGAGCAGGAAAGTCATCCGGCTGCCAAGCATGTTCAGGCGAGACAAACTGTCCTCGCACAGCATTAAAACTGACACTGCGACTGTGACGTGTGCTGAGCGCGAGCCCACCCTCACAGACATCATCACGCGTTAAAACCTCACTTGGCAGTCGGTAGGCGCCTGCGCGCAGGTGCCATTGCCCTCTTTGCCATACAGCGCGTCCCGCCATAGCGGTTAGAAGTGCCTCAATGATGGTTTTGGGTGTTTCTGAGAGCGCAATGACGCCATTACAGCTATAGCGCACCTCCACCCCACCCTCTCGCAGAGCCACCTCTTCATCGCAGATATTGGCCGCCTCAATCAGGCTCTCCAGATGAAGACCATCCGCCTCACCAATACCCGCTCCTATGCCAAAGCGTGGATGCGCCATATAATCGGCCAAACACAGAGCTGGATTTTCTGAATACACCAAGCGATCAAGGCGTGGATCATAGATGTCATCTTTGCCCTCAATATCCACCGTTACATTGGGAATACCTCCGGGATAAACGTCCGCATCAAACGTGAGACGCAGATAAATCGCTGCACATCCGCGCAATTGATGTGCCTCAGTCCAGTGCTCAGGTGCAGCTTCACGCAACCCCTCAAAAGCCGTTTGCGCCTCAGAGCCCCGTCGCTTTTCCACATAAGCGCTATGCGCCCAGCGACCGATGGGAGCACCCGTCGCATCAAACGCCATCTCGCCCTCAAAATATATCGCACCAATGGATTGCACGCGATGCGCTGCCAAGACGATTACAAGGTGCAAATCTTTATCAGCCGTCCCGGTGGAATGAAGAAAGACAATAACACCCCCTTTGCGCGTGCGCCCATAGACCATATCGCGGGGCATCACCGGTTCTCTGACCGTAACAGCGCGAGAGCGAAGCGCCAATGATCCCACCGTTGGACTTGGCATCAAGGACTGCGCCGCGCCAGACAGCAGCATTGAGGCGCCAAAATTTGCAGCAAAGCCAATAAGCCCACCCGCAGCAAAGGCCGCCGTCAGCCCCCCTGCCGCAACCGCAGCGCCCCCAAGCGCAACAGCACCTATCACAACGGGCGGCATGCTTTATGTTCTCCAAGCCAATCGCGCATCTTTCAAAGGCGTAAACTCTAAACCCTTTACCCCAATACAGGCCACCTCTGAACCGATCACCACACCAAAAGCTTCAGGCTCACCGCTTAAAACCAAATCCCCGCGGTGCGCCAAACGCACATCTTCTAACGGATCACCCATCAGATCGCGTCCACCTGACTCAAGACTTTCCCAGCCAAGTTTGCGCAATATACGCGCACCCCCAATGGCGGTACGGTAGCGTCCCCGCCAAAGATCTGCTGGACTTGCAGCACCTTGTAGGGCAGCGCGCAGATCAAACGCCCAAGTCGCACAGTCGTGCTCTCCCCAAACAAAAGGACGCTTTAGTGCCTCTCTGATCGCATCCGCGAGTAACAAGGGCCAATGGCCAACACGCTCTTTTTGCTTGCTTTCTCGATGAGCTGGATATACATTTTTTGATGTGTTTATCATTTATCTGTGAGGTTCTAGATGCTTGTTGCAAAATGGGGAAACTCTCTCGCGATACGTTTGCCTGCGGATCTCGTACGTAAACTTGGAATACAGGTCGGTGATGAGATCGACCTCCAAGCAAGTGAGCATGGGCTCACAGTTATACCTCAACCCACACCTGACGAAGTATTAAGGGAACTGAAGGGCTTTCAAGGACGTCTCAAAGCCGATGATCACCTGAGCCGCGATCGCGCACATGAACGATGAGTTTCTCGACACAAACATTATCTTGTATCTCCTAGACACTGGGCGCAAAACGGACATCGCAACTGATTTATTAAAACGTCGGCCAGTCATGAGCGTTCAAGTTCTAAATGAGGCCTATGTAAACTGTCGTCGCAAAGCACATATGAGCTCTCAAGAGGCCGGAACATTTCTTGCAGGCGTGCGCTATTTTTGTACCGTTCATCCACTCACTGTTGAGACCCACGATATCGGCCGCGCCCTCGAAGAACGATATAAGTTTTCCGTATATGACGCCATGATTGTCGCCGCCGCGATGCAAGCTGGATGCACAACGCTTTTTTCTGAAGACATGCAGCATGGTTTGAGCGTTCATGATCAGTTAACAATTCTTAACCCATTTCAGTAACATGAGCAGTTTTCGCAATCATACACTCTCATCCCCGCCCCCAGGTGATTTCACGGTCTTGGATGCTTGTGACATGTTCAAACCCCATATCCCCGGGATAGAGCGCCTGCTGGCTTTCATGTGTGTACCGCCAGTTGCGCGCGCTTCCTAAATCGATCAACCTGCTTTCATAAGACAGCGTAATCGTACAGGTCGCGCCATCTTCACTGATCTGGGGCACATCAAGACGCCCTGAGAAGGCTTGCAGCGGATCCGCAATGACCTCTTGCTCCTCCGTTAAGAGCGCAAGCCAAATGCGACCAGGCTTTCCCTGACGCGCCTCCTGAATGGCAAGCGCGATCAAATCAAGAGGAACACCGGAGAGCGACACTGTCGTACCAGAGGCCACAATATCCGTCGTATCCTCCAGCGTCCCAAGCCCAATCAGGGCACCTGCGCCAATCCATAGCTTGTCGTCCCAGTTTAAATCAAACGTCCCTGTCCAGATCCTGACCCACCCAGAAGCAAATTCCCCCTCAAAGAGCATGGCGGGTCGTAATTGTTGCGCATGAAGCGCCTCCAAGATCGCTTGCGTTGCATCCCGGCTCATCTTGCCTCCCGCGCTCTAAAACTGAATTGATATTTCCCCGCGCGCCCAACTTGGGTCGCGACAGGCTCGCTCAGACGCAAAAGCACCTTTGGTGCCGCACGCTCGATTGCCTCTCCGTCAACGGGAGAGAAGCGCAACTTGGGCACAATCGGCAAACGCGCCACGCCTGCGGTATCTGACATCACATCATCTGTGAGCTGATAGAGGCAGGTTTGATCCTCAAATCCCAATGAGAAGAGATCTCCTGCTTCAAAAACCAATGTCTGAGGCAGCCAGCCAGCGCTGATCAAAACTGCGCCACTTTGGTTTGAGCCAAAAACCACGCCCGCGCCAACAGATGTCTCTGCTGAAGACGTTGGATCGCGGAATATAAAGCGACCACGCGCCCCACCAAGAGCTGCAAAAAACGCAGCGACGCGTTTGCCCTCGCTCGGGGTCAAGATCGCGACGCGCACCTCATACTCCCACCACTCCCCTCCCCAGTCTTGTACCTCTTGGGTCCCTGTAAAAGGGGATGTGAGAACACTCACACTGCTCACAAGACGACGATCAAGCCCCGTGATCACATTCACAGGCAATTCAGGGATCATACTCCATACCCTCGTCTGCGCCCATCAGCGAGCGTATTCGTTGCCAAACGTGCAATCTGTGGAAGGGCCGCGCGGAGTTTAAGATCAATCTGTTCTGCAACGCCCATTTGCGCCCCACGTGCATCGATATTCACGGTGAGGGTCGCATCCGTCGTCCCAGTTTTGCCGTATGACGCCGCCTCGCGCCGGTTCAGCACCCGCTCCCCACGCTGCAGGATCGTTGGAACCTCATCGGGGCGAAGCCCCATCCAAGTGCTGCCAGTGCCCACGCTGCCTCCAGAATGCATCCGAGGCGCACCCGCAAACGCCATCGCAGGCACAGACCGTGTATGGCCTGAGAGCCCAACAATACCCCCTGCATGCGAGACGACTGCTGCAACAGAGCCACCCCCAAATATTCCAGAAAGCGCAGAAGCAATAGGGCCCAAAACCGCGCGTTTAAATGAAAGAACCGCAAGATCGGAAAGGATTGATCGCACAAGACCTTTGAAGTCAAACTTACCTGTTTCAACAAAGCTGCGGAACGCGCGTTCTGCTCCGTGGAATGCACCGCTTAAAGCCTCACCAAGACCCTGCCCCCAGTTCAATGCCTCTGTAGCGTAGCTCTGCAAAGATTGACGAACAGCTCCAAAGCCTGTTTGGGTTTTATCACTGACCTCTTGCCCTTGTTCTCCAAGCCCCCCTAAAGCCGCATTCAATCTTTCAGCTGAGGCAGAGGCTGCTTCTAACGCCGCTGCCCCCTCTTCACCCGTTCCCGCCACAGCATTCCGCAGCGCCTCCCATGATTGAAGCGGTGATGTTGCCCCTTTTGACAGGTCGATCGCAGCCCGCCGATACAGATTTGCAGTTTTCAATGCATCCGCAGCAAGGCCCTCCAGCCCTAAATCTGGAACCGTGAGCGGAGTATCCTCAAACGCTTGCTTGAAGATCTCTGCTGCTGCTTTTCCAATGCCCCCCGAGCTTCCAGCATAGGGATTTGCAATATCGCCAAGATCGATCGCACCAATCTCACGGAAGGTCGTATCAATCCCAATGGATGCAAGTGCCTCACGAATGCGCCCGCTAAAGGCATCAATCCTGCCTATCGCACCGTTCAGCATCGCCTCGATCCCATCAAGCATGCGGTTGGCAGCTTTAATGACCAAATCCCCAATCACAGCCGGCAGCGCAGACCAGGTCTCTCGCACAGCCAGCAGTGCACCCTCAAATGTATTCGCAGTCGTATTTCCAAAGGCGACAACACTCTCAATCGCACCCGCCATACCAATCGCAGCATCCGCTTTGAGATCATAAAACATGGCCGTCGCACGCGAGCCAGCGGCGTTGGCGCCCATTTTGATCCGCTCCCAGACCTCGACCGCAACATCCTTCAAGAGCCTCATTGCCTCACCAAACCCGCCTGCCCCAGACGCCAGTCGAGTGAACCAGTAGACAAGTTCGCCCGCACCAACGATCAGAGCACCGATGCCAGTTCGAAGAAGCGCTCCCTTCAGGACAACGAGTGTGGTTGCAAGACCTCGGACCGACAGCGCAGCAGCAGTCATGGCAGCGACCCAGCGTCCGGTCAGGAAGGTTACAAAGGTCCCAGCATAGATCGCCAGCCGATCCAGGTTTTGAAACAGCATCTCAAAAGCTTGACGGATGGGGCTGGTCCCAGAGGCAAATGCCACAAAAGCAGTCGCCGCCGCCTCAAGCGTAGGTGCCAGTGCAACAGCAATCCGATTGCGCACCCCAGTAAAGACTTGCGCGAGACTGACAAGTGCCAATTCCGACCGACGCATTGCCGCGATGGCATCGCTGTCAAGAACGGCACCTAAGTCCTGCGCCTGCGCGCCGAGCCGCGTCATTTCCGCGCCGCCGTTCTGCAAAAGCGGAATGAGCCGTGTGGCGTCAGACGCCATAGCCTCTAAATAGAACGTCATCTCTTGGCTGGAAACACCCGCCTTTTGCAGACTATCCACATATAGCTGCAAGGCCTCTGGGCCGGACAAACGCGCAAATTGATCCGCCGTCACGCCAACCCGTGGCGCGATGTTCTCAAAAAAATCCGCCATCGGCCCACCACCCGTTTGCAGGAAGTCGCCAACTCTATCGTTCACATCCTTCAGGATATCGGCGAGTTTCTCCTGTTCGATGCCAACCGTCGACGAAGCCGCCGACCAGCGTTGGAACACCTCTGGAGTGGCGTTGGCAACTTGGGAGAGCTGATTTATGTCATGGGCAGCGGCAACGCTCGAGCGGGTCATTGAAACAACTGCCGCCGACAAAGCCATCGCTGCAACCTTTGTCGCGATGCGAGCCCGACGTGCAAAGGCTGCCATACGCGCGTTGGCCAGATCCATTTCTCGTCCAAGACGTCCGAAGCCGCGAGATCCAGCCTCGCCGACGCCCTCAAGTTCGGCACGCACTTTGCGACCGCCGCTCGCAGAGAGCCGGACGGAAACACGTTTTTCTGCCATGGAAACACATCCTCATAGCGTGAAACCTCGTTCCCAATGGAAACGAGGTCAGTTCAGGCCTGATCCGGCCTGCAGGGTTTCGTTGATCTTGCGCACCATAACCGCTTCAATGGGCGGCAAGAGTTCTGCAATGACTTGGGGCGGGAGCCCAAGGGCCACCCCGAGTTGAAGCGCGGCAGTCATATCCCAGCCAAAAACAGTACTCCCACTCATCCCGCCCACAACACGCATCTGTCCGCTGAGGCGTTGAACGAGATCCCAAACTTGCCACCCCTCCAGCGTCAAAGGTTTGTGCAAACTGCGTGGGCAGTCCGGACACGTAGAAGAACATGCTGCGCAATACGCATCGCCCCCACCGAAGTCCCACTCGGCGAGAGCGGTCAGGCGTTTTTTTCCGCATCCAGAATAAGCGCATTTGCAATGTATTTTGTCTGGAAAACCTCAAAAATAGGCCAGAGTTCCAGCAATGCATCGATGCCTTCAGGCGTCAAAGGGAGCGGTTTGCCAGCGTCATCTCCAACACCGTCCCAATCTTTCACAACAATGCGCGCGACGGCTTTGGCAACAATGCGCGCAAGATCGTCGTTGGAGGTCGTAGTGTCCGCCTCTGCTGCTGCCGTGATCGTTGGATCGCTGCGCGCGGCAAGCATGATGGCCGTTGTAAGGGGTTCGACGAGCAGACGCACACCGTGATCAAGATCCAGCCAAAAGGCCTCATGTACAAGATTTAAGCGCAGCATGCTCAGTACTCCTCTCGCGCGTTCGTCAGGGTGACAGTGCACATTCGGCCCACCACCGGATCGCTGGCGGCCTGCCAGTCAAAGGTCGCCTGCACGCCCTGTGGACCAGAGATCTCGATCCGCGGGCGTGGCAAGTAAACGGCATGGGCCGTCAGGATCAGGCTCTCACCCGTCGGCAGGCTATAAGAAAACTCAAGCTCACAAGCCGCACCGTTAATCGCCTGCGTCACCAACGTCTGATCGGCGAAGCGCACCACAATATTCCCAGTCAGTGCGGCAATAGAGGGATCCGCACCATCGATCTTGCCATCCGCTCGGATCGTTTCAATCCGGTCAAGATTATTGGCATAGGTTAGATCAGCAGAGACCACATTCCCGATGCTTGCCCCATTGCGCAGGATGTTCCCGCTAAAATGGCCAAAGCGTTTCAGCCCAATCGAGGCCAGTGTTCCTGCCGAACTGCTTGTGCCAACGGTTTCGCCCTGTGCCACAACGCGCGCAGTTGCCGTCAGCAGACCAGACCGTGCCATCTGCCAATTCAGACTATCGACCATGCAACCAGAATAGAGTGCATATCTTGGGACTTCGGGCATGGCGGTCTCGATCGAGAAACTAGGAAGCGCCCAACTGCCAGAGCGGAACTCATGCGTAAACGGAGCCTCACTTCCACTGGTCGTGGGCGCGCCAAAAGCAGCCTTCAACCAGAAACCGAAGCCTTCCGCATCCAGCGGTACAACCACATCCCCATCCGCCGTCACCGCATCCTTGATCGGGGCCTGTGGATCGCGCCCATATCCGAGCAGCTCTGATGTTTGCAGCGGTTGTTCAGACCCCAATGTCGTACTGGCAAAGGGCATCTGTGTGAACCCGCTTCCATTTTGATCGGGACTTGGTGGCGTGCCATAACTTGTTTCGAACGCAAGCGCCATCTGCGCCCGCGCTCCTTGAGCTCGTGCCATGTTTTGCTCCTACTTTGCTTTAATAGCTATCAAACTCTTGACCTAACGGTGATTTTGACCAACTCTGCGCCTCGTTGCCAAAGGACATGCCCTATGTTTCAAAAAACAAACACCGACCAAAAACGCGTGCCTTCTCAGGAAAATGACGCGCAAAAACCCTCGCCCTAGAGGCCGGATCCACCGTCCAAGGCCATTATAAAATCAAACCATAATGTGACAGGCTTGGTTTCGCGATCACCATCGCGTATCACAGCAATGGATGCGCATGCGCATAGTGCAAAATCACTGGTATGATACCCGCTTTCAGTGTCGCGCCCCCCTCGATAGGCAGATCAACAGGCTGCGGTGCTTCAACCTCAACCCAATCACAAAGCCCACCCAATGTTCGATCGCTTTCAAGCGCGGCACCAAGGCTCATTGTAAGCTTATCGAACAAAAGATCACGCTCAGCGCCCTGCACAATCGCCTCGACTTCAGCGCGGTGTCGATAATGATAGCACAGAGGTGACAGTGTCATCTCAGGCTCGCCCGGGTCTCCGTCTCGTAAAATCAAAAGCCCATCAGAGGG